ACTTCCTGCGACACTGGAGGATAAAACAAAGTGTTCATTGATAACGACTTTCCAAAGATTTTGGGTGCGGAACTTTACCGTCCCCGCCCTGCGTATATCGCAGAAATGGCAGTCGAGCCTGTGGTCGTTCACGACTTCACTCGTCAGCCTGGCCAAACTGTTCAGTTAGACCGCTATAAGTTCTGGGGTACCCCTGGTACTAAGGACAGCCGTGAGCGCATTGCCGACCAAACAATCGGTACTGCCAACAGCCGTAACATCACCAAGGAAAAAGTTCTGGTGGTGCTTAAGGAATACACGGGTCCTGCGGATCCGGGTGATCCGACCCAGCCTAGCACTTTTAAGATTGCCCGAGAGACTTTAATCACGGCTCAGCGCCTGCTGCTGGACTCTGGGAACCTTAATATGTTCCACCAGTCCATCGGTAGCCTGACGCTGCTTGATGACTACCGTCGTTGGCGCGACCGCGTCTTCATTGACGAACTTGCCAAAGCCGAAGCTAACGGTGCTGCTTCTACAACCCAAGGTGGTTACTACTTCCCTGGCGGCAAAACCAAAGATTCCTCTGGTCGCATTGGCTATACCGCCACTGAGTATGGCAACGATCTGCAACAGTTCCAGGTGCGTACTGACCTGCTGACCGTTGTTAAGGACCTGCGTAAGCGTAATACCCCAACGTTTGCCGATGGTCTGTATCGCTGCATCTGCGATCCTACTTTCATGATGCACCTGCGTCGTGACCCAGACTTCCGCGAAATTGCTCGCTACGCTGGTAATCCTGGCCAAGGCATGTACATGGGCAATCCCATGATGCCTAACAACGCCAGCTTCTACATGGGTCCCCAGGCTGGCCAAGGCTATTTCCTGGCTGGCGAACCTGTGATGCCTACAGGCGTGCAGTTTGAAGGTGTGAAGTTCTACGAATCGACCAACTTCCCGATCAAGAACGTCACTGCTGCCTTTGATGCTGGCACCGGCAACAACTATACTTCCAAGGAAGTGGCACAAGGCTTCTTCTTTGGTCCTCAGTCGGTTGGTGTTGGTATTGGCGGCCCGAATGCGCAGGTTCTGATCAACAATAACGACGATTTCAGCCGTTTTATCATCCTGATTTGGCAACTGTACGCTGGTTTCGAAATCCTGAACAAAGATTTCGTCACGACCGCATACAGCTTTGTGCAAGATGACGGCACAATCTGATAATTAACCTATTAGCAAAACATAGGAAAAGATAAATGACCTATCTGTCTTCAAAAAAAATCTACCCAGGCAACTGGGCAGAGCCGCTTAACGGTTGGTACAAAAATATTGATGCCGACTATGCTGGTGTTGTTGACGGTTCCAAGGGTGGCCCTACTTCGGTTCTGGCTATCCCTGGTTACCGCTACTTCCAGCAGCGTGGTTACGTACCTGTCACCGCTACTTCTGGTGCCGGCGCCGTTTCTTCGGGTAATGTGATTGTTCCTTCCCCTTATCGGCAGGATGACACTCGCCCTGACATCACCGGTATGGTGATCTCCGGTAGCAGCGCACTTCCTGCATACGTGTATCGTGCCACCATCTCGGTTGCTTCTGGCTGGGGCGACGGTCGTGTTGCTTCTGGTATCTATGCTGCCACTGGTAATGTCATTACCTTCTGCACAGGCCTGACTTCAACTGGTACTGTTGGCGAAGCAGTTGCACAAGCAAACCTGGTTAGCACTACTTCTGGCGAACAAGCTGGCGAAATCTTCTTCGTTGGTAGCACTGCTGGTTACAGCTCCAACCCCTTTATTACGGTGACTGGTGCTACGGGTGTTACTCCGGACGTAGCTTACAAATCCCTGACAAGTGCTGCCACCTATAAGGTGCTGGCCCGTGGGTCGCAAACTGCTACAACCTCTTCCGGTGGCTGGTACATCTCCAGTGGTGATGCCAATGCCGGCCGCACTGGTTACTTCGTGGTTGAAGTGTGCTACATCCAACCTGATGTTGCACCTGGCTACGAAGATATCGATGGCTACCTCCTTGGTCGCACTGTTAGCTGATTGAGTTAAACTAGGACCAGACAATAACTGGTCCTATGACAACTCTTTCCCATGCGCTGCTTTATCAGCACAAAAAAACAGGTGCACGCGTCAAGGTTGTAAGCGAGTGGGATAATGGCGATTGGTACATGGTCGAAGATCAAGACGGTCGCCTTTTCACTGCTTACAAAACTGAACTTGCCCCTGATGAAGATGCAACCAAAAAGGTTAAAACTCTTCAAGTAAAAGATAAAGCAGCACAAGAAGAGCCGCGTACATTCCCGCCCGATCACCGTTTGAATATCAACTCAGCTACCGCACAGATGATCGCTGATCATATTAAAGGTATTGGGTTGAAAACGGCACGAGAGATTAAAGATCTTCAGATGTCCTTATCGGGTGAAAGGTTTAATAATCTCGAACAACTCAAACAAATCAAACGAGTTGATTGGGACTCGGTAATGGCGGCAGATTTGATTCGTGTATAATTACTTCGGTAGAAGAAGGTATGACCCCTGGGAAACCAGGGGTTTTTATTTTAGAATTGTAAATAAAACTATACATGGCCGAAAGATCAATTGTTGATATTGGTAAGTTCCTACAAAAGTATGGTTTAAACGTTGGCGAAAATCCTCAGTTCGGTGGTGTTACAGGAGGACACTCTCCTACTGGATACCACCCAACCGGGGAAGCAATTGATGTGCGTGATTGGCGGCCCGATAATGCACCCGCTTATGCAGGAGGTAAGCCAATCCCCTGGAAACAGCGCACAGGTGAACTATCGTGGCGTGCAAAAAAACTTGGTTTATTTAATGAGGCGTTGGGCCCTGGGGATCCAGGGCATGACACTCACGTACACTTGGCACTATCTGGTAAAAAATTCATTACAGATCCCCAGCTAGAGTGGTTAGCTACAGGTAGAACAAAAAATACAGAAGGCCAGTTAACTGACATAATGCCTGGCGCCATGCAGCCAGTACCTCCGCAACAAACTAATGCAGCAAACCTGTCTGTGAATAATTTGCTTAATGCAGTTGCATTAGGGATGCAACTTAATTATCAACAGCAACCAAGTGTAGAAGATCAAATGCGATCAAAGTTTCTTGGTGAACTGCTTGCGCCACGCCAAAGTTTGGCAAAGCAATTCCTTGGAAGTTATCTTGCTAAAGAATTAGTTTAATTTATTGCATTTATAATGAAAACACTAGGCGATTTGGAGTAAAACGTGCACCTCTCTGATTTCGATAAGAGCCGTGTGCGTTACCACCTTGGCTACTTCACCGTTTCTGTTCCAGCGGGCGATTATGCTCGCCTGGAAGAAGCGATGAATACAGTCCCTGATTCGTACTTTTACGACAAGATTATTATTCAAATCGGTCGTTGCGATACAGCGGAAAAGAAAACAGAAGTTGCCACTTCTCCTTCTACTCGTTTGGAAAGCATTGCTGGTGACGTTGATCGTACAATTAGATCTAGCAATGCCAAAGAAGCGCTAAAAGTTTGGGATGAGATTTATCTCTACGAAACCAATCGTTTAGCTGGCATCCTTTACGTTCCCAACTACAAGGATCCACTCCAGGCAAGGTATCGTTACGAGCGTTCTGGCGCTGAATTTATCCAGGCATTACCTGGACCCGCTGATACTGCAGTGGGATCACGCATTTATTTACATCAGGTTTGGCGGTAATCATGCTTCCTTTTCTTGGACCGGCTTTACAAGGTGCTCGTGTAATTGGCGGTGCATCTCAATTGGGTCGTTATGCTTTGGGATTAGGCTCTTTACTTGGGGCTGGCTTAACTGCTGATACGGCTCGTCGTTCAAATAGCGTAGGTAGTATTCCCCCCAGGGATAAAACGGGCGAATCTTATCGAGATGCTGAGCTTCGTTTGAGTGCTGCTGCTCGTGCTGCTGGTGGCCCAGCTGCTGGTGGTGGATTTGGAGGAGGTAATGCAGCTAGTTTCATTCCTTATGCAAGCAGCGGTTTTTCTGGCGGCGGCACCCCAGCGGCAGAGCGTGCATACCAATCGGAAGCATCTCGTGTTGCTCAGATGACAGCGCAAAACCCAGATCTTCAGCGTTACGAAACTGCACGTGCAGCTGCTGCAAAGTCTGGTGATCAAAGCAAAATGGATTCTGCACGGGACATTGGTATGCAGATCTGGGCCCAACGCAATCCAACCCTTGCTGCAAAAGTTAAGTCCGGTCAATCTGGATATGATGCAATCCAAGGTGTACTAAATGCAGGGCAAATGGGTGCCCCCATTGACTTGCCATTCAATACATCAAATCCATTAAGCACTACACCAGTACCAGCAACAGCTGAATATGGCAGCACCAGACCAGCGCAATTACCCTCTGGTGCAGCATTGCCAACTAATACATTTGGTAACGTGCGTCCAGGTATGTTTCAAACCTTTTTAAACCAAACACCACTGCAAGTTTCTCCACTTGGTGACACTGGTTCTTTGGGTCAAGTTGGTTACGGCGGATCTGTTGCACCTATTGGTGGCCTGTTAACAGACGAGGCATTTAAAACAGATAAAGCACGCCAAATGGCTGAGATGTACAAAAATGCATTACTAAGTGGAGTAAAATAAAAAATCCTGGCATTGCATTGCATTGCATGTAAGCCCAGCCAGCTGGATAACAGATCAATGATCTATGGAGACCAGCGCTGTTGCTTTAAACCAATGATTCTCTGCCCTAAATTTGTTAAACGAACCTTGACGCACTTGGCAGCTGCGTTAACGCTGCAAACAGTATTTATCCCTGGTCTCAAGGCAAGTTCAAATTGGGTAGGAGAAAACTAAACCAGACGCTATGGCTACGCCTAAAGTTGGTATCCTTCCAAATGAAGAGCGGATGGCAATCATCCGGGGCGCCAAAGAGCTTGGCTTGCATCCGTATGAGTTCGGTGCACTCCTTTCTCTTGAGTCAGGTCCTAACATGGACTCCAATATTGTTGGGGGTGCAGGTGGCCGCCATAGGGGCTTAATTCAATTCGGTCAAAACGAACAACAGGTCTACGGCATTTCTGGCCCACAGACCAGGGCTGCTCAAATGCCTAAAGTTCTTCAATACTTTAAAGACCGTGGATTCAAGCCTGGTCAAATGGGAATTGATCGTGCGTATGCCACGGTTCTTGGTGGTAATCCAAGTGTTTCTTTGAACGCAAAAGATTCTTTTGGTACATCAGTTGCAGGTGTTTTGCCTCGTTTCAAACAAGGTGGGGATCTTTACAAGAATGCGCAACGTGTACTTGGAGATATTCCAACTGATGCGTCTAAAGCTCCAACTCCCACACAGCAACCATCTACGGAAATATCAACAAACGCCGTATTAAATCAAATTTCTGCAATGTTACGACCAGCTCAGCCAACGCCACAAGAATTTGTTGGTAACTATTTAATGCAAGAAATGTTCAGGCCAAGGCAGTCTATTCTTTCAAACATAATCCCTGGTTTGCTCAATCAAGGTTTATAATAAATAAAAACAGGACATAGAACATTGGCATCGACATCTACAAATAAACAACCAATGCTGGTTGACCGCCCATTGTTTGATGCTGTAAGAGTCACAACGCAGACAGTGGGTAGTGCCTCATTCAACACACTATTTGTGCAGGGGGGCCAGGTACCATCGATCTTGGTGGATATGGATGCCAACTTACAAGAAGATAACAATAATGGCGGTGTTGTTGATTCCATCACAATTACACGGAATGATTTTTACAGGGCCGCAGATTACACGGTTAATGCTTCAACTTCTGGTACTGTTGTATCTCTTGTCAGTGGTCAGATTGTTTTTGTTGCTGCCACTGGGGTCCTAGGCACTGCTGCTGCAAGTGGTTATGGCTACTACGCATACACTGGTGCGACAACATTAACAGGCATTAACACTGCACTGCTTTACTCTGGTGGCACTGCAACAGGCTTTGATTACAAGGGTGTTGCGTACGGTGCACAACCTGCTGCAACTTTTGTTTTTTATCACACACGCAATACAACAGTACCTATTCCAGCTTCTGGTGATTACAAGGTGTTGTTCGCTAAAACCATTCCTGCCGGTAGTGGTACTGTTGACTGTTCTGATGTGATGCCACAATTAGCAACTCCGGTTGTTAGTGCAGGTAATACCAATGGTCTTGGGCCAACTTCTCCATTACGTAATAAAGGTATTTATTTAGAACGTGGCGATCGTATTTACGTTGGTGTTTTCCCAGATGCTGTTAATTCAGCTGGTTACGCTCCTGGCGTTCACGTGATTGCAGAAGGCGGATTCTTCTGATCATGGCAACAAAGGGTGGAAACTCCTTTGGCACTTTTCAAAGTAATACTCCATATAAGGTCAATGGACTAAAACCAATCACCACTGAGTTTTCAACGGGTTCAGTACCAAACTCTCTGTATGCAATTAACAGAGAATCAGCTTGGACAAGGTGGCGACGAGGTTATGAGCTGGCTACGGCTACGTCATACAGCAATAATTACGTTTATCCATTTCAATATGCAGTACCTTTTGAGGAGGGGTTCCTGCCCGCTGGTACGTCATACCCAGACATCCTTGGAGTATTCCAGGGTTTCCCTACCCTAAACAAGGAATTTCGTGTTCATTGGGCAGCAAAAAAAACAGAAGGTAGCGTACGTTCAGATCAAATTGGTCCTGCATCACGTTTAGTTAGTGACGATTGGATTGATGCTGGATTTAAGGATTATGAGAATATTGGATATTGGTTAGACGAAGATACCCTGGCATATGACTCAGATTTATACGTTGAATCTGTTACTGAAGATGCTAGTTATTGGTACGTGAAATTACATGGTACTTGGTCCCCAGCCAACAAGCTTCCTCCACCTTTTTATATTGACATGGGGGGATCACTGGAAGGACTCAAACCATTAAATGGCGAAATTCTGGAAGACCGGATTCTTACTAAGAATGGTGCCATCATTGACCGGGATACAGTTAACCCACTCACGCAAAAACGCTACGGTTACGTTCAAGCTGTTCTTGTTGATACCAATGAAGAAACTGGTATATTGAAATTAAAAAAGGCGGGTTCTGTTGAGGCCACTCCTGATCGTGCTCTTGTTACTCCTGCGACCAGGCCACCACTTATTGGTAGGTATTTAATTACAGGCCCGCGATACTGTTGTACTTGCCAGGATTTTACAAGGCGGCAGTACAGTTATATGCGTAACTTAGGCGCATCTAACAAACGCGCTTTCCCACGTGCTGGTCTTGGTAGTATCAAGCCAGGTCGTTACGAAATACTAAAACGTCTCGGCATTGTCGATAACTCTTCAATGACAGATGCAGATGTGAATCGCATTCTGCAAATCATTTCTCCTGGCTCACAATTTGTTTTACCTGATTCCATCACCACAGAATCAGTCATTGATTTAAATGCAGGACGAGACAATCCTGGTGTTTATTCAGAATTTGGTTATATCTATTTGCGTTCCACGGACAATCCAGGCATAACTGGATCCTCTGCTGAGGGTATGCCAAGCTACGAAGATTACACATCTTTGATCACAAACCCAGACTCTCAATCAATACCACAAAAAGAAATCACATCCCTTAACGACTTCTGGTCCCCAGTTCTAGATGAGATGCGTTACTGCAAACACATTTATGCGATGCGGTTTCAAGATGATGTATTCCCGCCTGAGCCTTCTGATTTCCCCGTGGAAAACAGCAGCATGGTGAATTGGGAGCAAAACTTAGTTGATAAAACAGAGAATGATCAAGAGAAAGCATCTCGTTCATTATCGACAGAAGCTTTGTCTTATATGGATGTACCTCCCTATAACTGTCAAGCACAAGCTATGCAACCAATGCTGCAACGCTTATTCAACATACCTTTGACGTATATCAAGATTGACGGATTTACCATGTATGACAAAAACGGATTACCTTATGTGCCAGCACTTGGAGAGAAGCCCAGCACTTGAGCTTTTTCCACTAAAATGATTTAAATGAGTAATTGGCGCAATAAGTACGAATGCTCCTCCTAACTTCAACCACAGATGTTATTCAGATTGTTGCAACAGATGCAACTAAGTTAGAGATCCATGCGTCTTATGCAGACAACGCATCGGGTGTTGTTACTCCTGGCCGTCAGAACATCGTTGTTACCACAAGTGGTACTGCAACAGTTGTTACTGCACCAGGGGAAGGCGTTGAGCGCAATATTCGCACAATGGTCGTTCGTAATGACGATCCATCTAGTTCTAATAACGTACGTGTTGATCATACAAATGGCATAGCGACTGTCACGCTGTGGTACGGAAACCTATCTGCTGGTGAAGAAGCAATCCTTTCTCAGGAAGGTACCTGGCATTCTTATGACCTGTCTGGTTTAGAAAAGAACTACAACATGATTGGTCCTACGGGACCAGCAGGTAGTCCAGGCGGTGCAACCGGAGCAACAGGTATTCAAGGTTCAACAGGACCTACGGGGGCACAAGGTATTACGGGTGCCACTGGGATTGCAGGCCCCACTGGTGCCACAGGTGCAGTAGGTGTTACCGGAAGTATCGGCATTACAGGTGCTACAGGCACACAAGGAACCACTGGTGCTACAGGTGTTGCAGGTCCTACTGGTGCCATTGGTACTACAGGTGCTACAGGTGTAGGCATTACCGGTGCTACGGGCGCAGCAGGTACAGACGGTGCTACTGGTGCAACAGGCGTTACAGGTGTCCAGGGGGCTACTGGTGCGCAAGGTACGACAGGTCCTACCGGTGCTACAGGTGCCAGAGGATCTACTGGAGCAACAGGCATTCAAGGATTAACAGGTGCCACTGGCGTAACTGGGCCTCAAGGTGATGTTGGCGCTACAGGCCCAAGTGGCGCTACTGGTCTTCAAGGCCTTACTGGGGTAACCGGAGCCACAGGTATTCAAGGTCCTTCTGGCCCTACAGGTGCCACTGGTATCCAGGGTCCAACAGGAGCTACTGGCACACAAGGAACAACTGGACCCCAAGGAACAACAGGTGCGACTGGCGTTCAAGGCCCAACTGGTCCTCAAGGTTCAACTGGCGCGACAGGAGCCACTGGTATAGAAGGCCCAACTGGTGTAACAGGTGTTCAAGGTGCTACCGGTATCCAAGGCATTACTGGACCCACAGGTGTAACAGGAGCCACAGGTATTCAAGGTTCAACTGGACCGACCGGTGCTACAGGCATTCAAGGTTCAACAGGAGCAGTAGGTATCACAGGCGCCACTGGCGTTGGTATCACCGGAGCAACAGGTGCCACTGGCATTCAAGGCCCTTCTGGTGCAACAGGGCCACAAGGATTCTCTTCTAGTATTTTTAAGTACACTGCAAAAACTACAATTACCTCTGGTGATCCAGGCACTGGGTTTTTAATTTGGAACAACAGCACACAAACAAGTGCAACCCAAATCAACATCAACCATACAACTAATGATTCAGTTGATATTGATATTTTTCTTGCGCAGATTACACAAACCGAAACGATTACAATTCAAGATCAAGCCGCAAGCGCTAATTACCAACTTTGGCGCGTATCGGGAACTCCCACCAACGTCAACCCAGGTGCGTCAAATAGTTATTGGACATATCCGGTAACTTTAGTTGGCTCCGGTGGTACTGGATCAACTAACTTTGCGAACAATTTAAGTTTATTCTTGGCTCTTGTAAACGGAGCGGAAGGTGCTACTGGCCCCACTGGAGCCACGGGGGTGGGTATTACAGGTGCTACTGGCATTCAAGGCCCAACAGGTGCGACAGGTATTCAAGGCATTACTGGTCCTACTGGCGTTACTGGTGCGACAGGCATACAAGGCGCAACTGGTGTAACTGGGGCGACAGGAGTTCAAGGCACAACTGGTCCCACTGGTATCCAAGGATTGACAGGTGTTACCGGCGCTACTGGCGTTATAGGTATTACTGGTGCTACAGGAGTTCAGGGCACAACGGGTCCAACAGGTGCGACGGGATTACAGGGCACTACTGGTCCAACAGGCATTCAGGGGATTACAGGAGCTACAGGTGCTACTGGAGTTGAAGGTCCTACGGGTGCATCTGGACCAACTGGGCCAACTGGTGCCACTGGCGTACAAGGACCATCTGGTGCAACTGGTATTATTGCGGATGGAGATAAAGGAGACATTACAGTTTCTGCTGCGGGTTTAACTTGGACAATCGACAACAACGTTGTTTCAAACGCTAAACTGGCAACAGTTTCAACCGCAACATTTAAAGGCAGAACAACTGCGGGAACAGGAGATGTAGAAGATTTAACCAGCACTCAAGCCACTGCCCTTCTCGACTTGTTTACTTCAAGCCTGAAGGGATTGACTCCATCCTCTGGTGGAGGTACCACAAACTTTTTACGTGCAGACGGAACATGGGCGGTGCCTACTGGCGGTGGTGGCAATCTTACTTACGGTAAAGTCCTAGCTGCCCAGTATGGTGCAGCAATGCCCTAACACTTATGTTTACCTAAAATGGCCGCCAACACTTCCCCAATCTGGACGCTGACACCAAACGTCAGTCATGCAGACATCTTGACTACAGCCACAAACGTCAATACCACTGCTCCCGGTACAATCGGGACCAACTGCTTCGTGGCATTTACATCTGGCGTAGACGGCTCTTACATACAAAAGTTTCGCTTTTCGTTCGTCTCAACTACAAGTGTTATCAGCTCTGTTGCTACGACATTGCAGGTATACTCTTCCACCGTCAACACTGGTGCCACAACTACAGCCAATACCGACTTGCTTGCGATAGTTCAGGCCGCAGCACAGACTGTTTCAGCAGTAACGACTGCGCCCTACCAAATCGAGATTCCATTTAACTTTGCAATTCCAGCTAACAGATACTTGCTTGTGGCACAGTCCGTTGCACAAAACACCAACTCCAACTGGCAAGGATTGGCAATTGGAGGCAACTACTGATGCTTAACGTATTTGACATTCCAAAGCCGCAAAACGGTTTTGTAAGCGTTTTCCCTGGCTTTGCAAACGCCAACACTCAATGGGTGCCTTGGGAAAAGCCTGCCGGCACTAACATGATCCGCCTTGTGTGCATCGGCGGTGGGGCTGGTGGTGGTGGCGGCTTCCCTAGTGCAACCGTAACTGCGCGAGGCGGCGGCGGTGGTGGCGGGAGTGGCGGCATCTCAACAGTAGAGATTCCCGCTGCCTTATTGCCTGACTTGTTATATGTCTCAGCGGGCATTGGCGGTAACGGCGGCGCGTCTTCAACCTCGGTCGGCACCCTTGGGACCAACGGAATCGGCTCCTACGTT